GAGAGAGCGCAGCATCAATGCGCTCGGCCTCTGCCTGCCGCTCCTCCTCGGTCGGCGCGTTCAGGATCGGCTTAACGACGTACTCGTGATGCTGCACGCTGTTAACCACAGTGCCGATATCGACCTGCTCGGCAAGGTCGGGAGCCTCGCCGTCAGGATCGCCTTGCGAGACGATGGTATCGACGCGCATACGAGTGCTGTTATGCCGCACCATCTCTGCCTCAGCAGCGGTGCGGTGCATGTCCGCCTCTTCCGGCGTGTCGAACCAGTTATGCTCCGGGCCGACAAACACCTTGTCCAAGTCTTCCTGCGTTTTGGCAGTGCGCTCGCCAAGCACCGGATGATACTTGACGAAGGGGAATTTGAGATGATCGAACGCCATTTAATTAGCTCCTAACTACGGCGTTACACAGGGTCGGCAACGGTGGTGATCCACTCAGGCATCAGCACCGCATTGCCATACAGCACGTCGAGACGGGTTGGGTTCTGGTCAGTGGTGAAAATCCACTGGCTAGCAACACGCATCGAAATACCGTCCTGGGTCTGCCGCGACACGTTCGCGCCCGCGAGATCACCCTCAAGGTCAACCATCGCCAGCGTAACCGCCATCGGGTTGAACACGAGGTTCTTGCGATACTGGACGCTCGCAGCGGTCACACAGTAGATGACAGCGGAGTTGGCCGGGCTGGACACCACGGTCTGATAGGGCACCGCGACGCCAGCGTTGGACGGGGTGAGCGCCGGATAGATCGGAATGCTGGTCGCGCCGTTCGCCACGTCGGCCGTGACAACGAACGTCTGCAACAGCCCGGTATCCGCCTTCGTGATGCGGTTCACCGCGTTCACGCCCGCAATGCGGATGATATCGCCCTTCTTGAGCGCCGTGCCGGTGCCGGTAAGCGCCGCGACGGTGAGCGTGCTGCCGGTCTGGTTTGCGCCGGCAACCGTGCCGAAGCTCCAGCCCTTGCCCGCCGTGTAGGTGCTGCCCGAAGCCGCCAGCGTGCCGGTGGTGTGAACAAGGGTCGTGACCTCGTTCATCCAATCCATGCCGAGCGCGTGCGTAATCACGCCGTTCTCGTACTGCTGACCAATGCGCTGCTGCGAATTGAACAGATTGGAGAACGTGGCAACCGAATTAGCCATGCTAGACGGATGCGTGACCGCGAGCATCTGCGAATCAGGAACCGAATTGAGCGTGAGGTTCGCCGCCGCGTTCAGCCACGCCGCCATCGTCGGGGTCAGCAGGTTGCCCGAACCGTCATAGGTAGCGGCCCAACCCGAAGACTGACCCTCGATGACGCTCATCATGTCACCGGCAACGGCGCCGGCCATGTTGTTCACCGCCGGGCGGATATAGCGTCGGGTGAAGTCGTCAATCACCATCGTCAAATCGGCAGACGAGAAGCTGAAAGACTCGTTCTTCTGGGTCGCAACGGTCAACGTCGTGTAGCTTTCCACAACGTCCTGAACCGTAGTGGTCGGGCCGGTCTGCACGATGAAGTCAACCGGCTTGCGGATGCGGATAGACGTGCCAGCCTTCGCGCCAGTGCGGGCAAACTCGCCCACATATTCCTGCGTAACGCTGCGAACGAAGGCGTTGGAATTCTTCCACAGTTCAATCGCAGTCAGTGCGATCTTCTGTGGCGTAATAAGGCTATTCGCCATAGCGAATGCTCTCCTGAAATAGGGATCACGCGCTCCAAGAGCGTGATTTTGCTGTCTGATTGCCCCTCACCACTTGGGTTCTTGGGGCAGTTTCAGGAAATGGAAGAAAAGCCGCTAATATCCGCATCCATTCCGAAATAGGCACGCCGCAGTGCATTTCCCCGCACAGTAGGGTTGGCTTTAAGCCAGTCGCATCCGCAAATACCCGGCGGAAGTCGGGTTAGGCACGATTAAGCGCGATGTTTGTGCTTTTTAAGAGCAAGTATGAAGTAGACCATCACGCTTACCGGAAACACGATCGGGAACAGCGCAACGCCGCAAACGTAACCGGCAATTCGTGCAGTGGCACGAAACCCCCTAACGAAAGCATTGTCCTGTTGTGTCATCGCCGCGCAACTCGCTTCGATACCCAGGCCATGTATGCCTTTGGGTTCTCCGCCGGATCGGGCTCGGCGTTTTCGTCTACTTCATGCCCCGCCGCGATGGGCGAGATGGGCGACGGCGCACGCGAAACCGGCTTCGGAGCTGGCGGGGCGGTGATCTTGGCCTCCAAACGGGCAAGTTCAATCGCCTGTTTGGTCGGAGACATCGCGATAATCCGCATTGCCTCGCTCGGGTCCTTGCCGAGCGAGTAAAACACGTCGGCGCCGTGCTCTAGAGCGACAATTGCCTCCGCGAATTGCGGAGTAATGCCGCCAGCAAGCTCATATCCCTTGGTCGCGATGTCAAAGTCGGGATATTTCGCCTTCCCGGTATGCCACGTCCTATCCGCCGCCTCCTGAAACTGCTGCCGCGCGACCTCAGCCTTGACCCTCGCATCCATGTCGTCTTGCGGAGCCTGGGGAGCCGCTGCCGGAGCGGTAGGCTGCTGAGCGCTCTGCCCCTGCGCCCGGATCAGCGCGTCAACCCGCTCCTCTAGCGCTCTGACACGCTCTGCCTCTGCCGCATTCTTCGCGGTGAGCGCTCGGATGCGCTGCTCGCGCCAATCCTCCTTAGGAGGCGCCGCTGGGGCTGCTGGTTCGGCTTCTGGTGCTGCCGGTGCGGCAGGCGCCTCGGTGGTCTGTGCGCCCTCCGTAGGGGTTGGATTCGGGGTTTCAGTGGGCTCGGTTGCCGGAGCCTCGGTCGTCTCGCTCATTGTGTTTCCTAATTGGTAGCCGCCGCAGGAATTCCGGTCCTGGTAGCCGTTGCCGAAGTCGTGATTTGCCGCCCGAAATGAGGCACGGCAGGCTTGTCATGCCCCCAAACCAAGGAGCCTTAAGGGTCATATTCCAGACTGAACTAGAGCCCCGCCAATGTGGTGGTTCGCGGGGGCGGGGCTCACTCTTCCGGTTCGGCTGTCGTCTTGTATCCACGCCCCGCCGCGTCAAGCAGCGCCGTCCATATGCGCTCGATTTCAGCCTGGCGCTGATCCCGCTCAGAAGCATTCATGTCGCCAACGCAGGCGATCCCTTGGCCCACAGGCTCGGGGAGCCTGTTGCCCTCATCGTCCATGCGCCGATGACCGGGAAAGGACGGCTGCCCGGCGACGACGTTGCACCACAGGCGGCTGCACTTCCTACAGACCCAGCCATCGGGGCCATGCAGGAACACATGATCCATAAGCTGATATTCAGTGATCTCGCTCACTGCACCGTCTGCCAAACATGGAGGAATACGCCCGGAACCTCGCAGCAACCGGACGAAAGATCGTCGCCAATCGCCTCGCCGATAGCTTCCGCCTGCTCTTCAGTAAGCGGCAATTCGATGATTAGACTGTCGCCCTTACCGAAGATGGACAACGTATAGGTGATCTCGCTCACTGCACCGTCTGCCCCGCCGGCTCAGGGTCCGGCTGCATGTCCTGTTCCGCCTCGGCGTGCTGCGCCATCAACGGCACAATCGGCGTGCCCAACGCCTGCGATACCAGCTCGCGAACTACGGGTTTGAGCGCTTGCGGATCAATCGCCCCAACAGCCGTCATCCGCGCCGTCTCGGACTGGTATTCCTTCATGCGCTGGTCAAAGTCGCGCGCCTTGGCATCGGCTTCCATCTGCATAAACCTGAGCCGCAATTCCATGTCCTTGCGGGACTGCTCGTGCTGCTGATCCGCGAGTTGCTGCTTAAGCTGCGAAACCTGCTGGCCGGCCTGTTGGATCGTCTGAGACGCGGCCTGGTGCATTTGCTGCATCTGCTGCTGCATCTGCGCGACTTCCGGCGGCGGCCCATTCGCGTCCTTGATCTGCGGAGGCAACATCTGCTTGAAGCGCTCCTCCAGCTCGTCCGCATACGGGAAGTCGCTCACCTTCCACATAATGTCGCCCGCAAATGACATGAACTGCGGATTGTGCGCCATGATCTGCG